ACCTTTTGTGAACGTCATATGAGCGCTGTCAGCAGGGTTTAAGCGACAGGAGTTCTCGACACTATAGCCAGTAGCAACAGCATTAGACGCACCAGCCCTAACACTATCTGAATTGATGACACTCATTTCGGGAACCGCTCCTTGACAGCTTGTCGTTCCACTTCCAAGGCAATTGCCGCATCTGGACGATCTTCGACCACCTGTTCCCACAATGCGACGATAAGATCATTCAGTGCGGGATATACCCTGGACCTCTCGCTGGCGTAATTATAGTCCTCATCATCCGGCTGTTTATCAGGCGGGGGGGGTGGCGGAACAAAATCCTTAGTGGTGTGTGATCTGAATACCCTGCCATCCGCGAAGGTATCTGTGGCTCCGGTAGACCTCTTGTCTGACGGGATGTTCTGTTCATCAAACCTGGCGTAACCAATGGCGTTCAGTTCCTCATCAGTCCAAAGGGTGAAGATGTTACGAGGATGCTGAATACCATCATCGTCGGTTACAGGCCGATGATTGTGAACGGCAACTACCGTGCCGTCGTCATTGATCTTAGCTACCTTCATGATAAGTCTCCCGTGAAGACACAGTGGAGTGAAGTGGTTGTTCTGGCAATATAGTCGATCCGATCAACCTTACTCGCCGTCGTCGTTAGGGTAGGCGCGGTTCCCGCAGCGAAGTCATAGTAACTGCCGTAGGAAAGTGTGCGGCTTCCAGTACCATCCTGGGTAATGAAGAAACTCCCACTAGTACCAGCGACGATATTAGTCGGGTTGTCGAGGGCACGGTTGCCAGCCAGCGTAACGCTGAAGTGGTTATTCAGGGCTAAATCAACACTGATATTCGCACCATCAGATAAAGCCGTGATCGAACCAGATTGTGTTTTAGTGAAAGTACTTACTGTACCAAGTGCGGCTATACTAGACGTATCAACATCAGCCGCAACGATAGTACCATCAGCAATGTCAGCCGAGACAATAGTACCATCAGCAATGTCAGCCGAAGTCACCGTTGTCAGAACTGTGCGTCCACTAAGATAAGCCATTATGTTTGTACCAAGTAACTTATACTTGCCTCCAAGCTTGATGCGTTCTCGGCGTCGAACCACACAGCATCGCTATTATTTAAGATCAACTTGCCGCCGTTTAAAATATCTAAAGCATCGTTGATCGGGATGTTGACTTGATGGGCCAACTCGCTATCGACGCCACCGGAGCGGACCACGTTAACCGTGACCCATGATGCCGTAGAAGCATGAATATTACTTACCGATAATCCGATGATGGTAACTATTTGACTGGACGTAGCCGTAAGACCGGCAGCATCCGTAGTTGTTATGGCGTAACCTTTGCCTGTTAGTACATCTGCCATTATTTTATCCTAAAGCTAAGACGATGCCGAGTCCGACACCACCGAGGTTGTTAAGAGAAGTTACTGTATTGCTTACGTCTGAGAGATTATTTGCAGCAAGGAGATCACCTACACCAGAACCATCATCACCGGAACGGGTGAAAAAGACAGATACCGCATCTGCATCAGAAATAGTTCCATTGGAAACTACGTGAGCTACCCCTATCTTACTATACGTTGACGCAGAAGTTACTGTACCTGAAATATTAAAGATATGAAAATTAGATACATCCGAATTTTTTGAAATCTTTAGTGTACCTTTTATAGCGGAATGAGTTGAATCATCCCAACTATCAACAAGAGTATTAATACTAGCTCCACCATCTTCTAAGTCATCAATATAAAAAAATGTAGCACTAGACGCCGTACCGTGATTAAGCCAAACTTTTCCTGCTCCTTGATCTGTATCAGTTGTAGTTGACTCCCATGCCATAGGAATCCCACCTCCAACCGAACCTGTCGCACCTGTTAAACCTGTATCTCCTGTATCTCCTGTAGTTCCTTTATCTCCTGTACGTATAAATCCTACATTACAAGAATCAGTATTACTTAAGGAACCGGCACTATCAACATGAGTTAATGTTACTTGAAGCCATCCAGTATTATCGGCAACAGCACTAACTGTATACCATGCAAAATTCGCAGCATTTGCTTCCTGGGCTATTAATACGTGGCCCTTTATTGTTGAAGTGGAATCATCCCACGTAGCAATATAATCAGATAGATCAGGATTACCTGTCTGACTAGTAGTGGCATCGATTGCCATCGCAGTAACACTGGCTAAAGTACCATTATTTAATCTGAAATCTCCTGCACCAGGATCAGCCATAGTAGTACTAGAATCAAAAGTAAAGGTAGGGAAGGGATCTTTACCATCTGTACCTACATCACCTGTTCTAGTAAAATGTAAACTAATAGGATCGGCATCTGCAAGAGTACCTCTCCCAACAATATAGTTAACAGGAATTTTAGTATAACCACTAGCGTCAGTGACTGCACCATCTATTTCGAAGAGAGCGTAGTTATCTCCGTCAACCTTTTGAACTACAGTAATATAACCGCGACTACTAAGGTTGTTCGAATTATCCCATGTCTGTACCCAAGTAGAAATATCAGCACCAGGAACATCAGCATCATCTACATAGAGAACTGTAATAGAAGCGGTAGCTGCATTACCCCATACTTTTCCTGCTCCTTGATCTGAATCAACAGTAGCAGTCTCCCATAGCATAGAGTTGCCAGGAACCTGTCCTGTAGCAGCAGTAAGCTGTGCGTAGTTTACACCATCTGCAGCGGCAGTACCAGAAGCTACGTTTAGTAACTTATTTGAATTGATATCAAGATCTGCCGTCATCGTATTGGGAGTAGTCCCATCACGAGAAACAAGCAACTCCATCAATGCTTCAATTAATGCATTGTTAGCATTGATCGTTGAAATCGCTGCAGTTTGATTTGTTAATGAGGTAAGATCAGTGAGGGTAAGTTTAGGCATTATGCAATATCCATCTCAAAGGTAAAGGTGGCATTAACAGCATTAGTGGAAGCACCATTTGAGATAATCTCGATAGGTAGACCAGCAGTAAAAGTATTTGCCCCTGTAGGTGATGAAAAATCAACAACTCCTGCTGCACTACCAGAGTATGCAATTGTTATTGCGCTATTGGTAATCGCAGTACCCCCAATCTCAAAGGTAAAGCCACAATTAACGCTACTAATCGCTCCATGAAGAACTGACCAGATCTTCTGCACATCCCCCGCAAAAGGAACCACCAGCCACTTAGAAGCAGCGGTGGAGATATCTTCGAAGTCATAGTTGAGGGTATGAAGGTTTACGTTTTTTACCGAGGTAGCAATCTGACTCGGTGCAATCTTTTGAGCGGTTCCGCTGCCTGAACCATTAAATACATATACTGTATTTGCGGCTGCTGAATCAGCGCTCTTTGGCTCGTGCAACTCAGTCGTAGTCAAATTCTTGTGTTGGACGTTTGCCATCTTTAATTCCTGTAGTAAAAAGGAAGTAGAGGACCCGAAGGCCCCCTACTAACTTAGATAGACTTACGAAGTCACCGGAGGACGATACCGGAGAACCAAGGTTGCAGCACCAGCGGTGAAGGCCGCAGTGTTGTAACCGTGAGATATAGCTAACGGCAAAGTAGCCGTAGTACTATTAACCGGAGTCGTTCCCATTTGTGCACCGTTAGGAACGGTGTCGTAATCGACAACTAGCGTACCCACGGCGATAGCAGCGTCAATGCCGTTATCATCGAGGGTGCTGTAAGTACCATCACCATCATCGTTCATGAGACCGATGTCCAGAGTAGCGGAACCACCAGAAGCAAAAACGGTATCTACAAATAGCTGAGACGTAACAGCATCAAGATACGAATTAGTGGGAATGGTAACCTTCTTGTCGATAGGTGCATCAGTCGCAGGGACCTTTGCACCAAGGATCTTTACGCGAGCCTCACCCATCGCGCCATAAGTACTCAGTCGGCCACCCAAACGCAGGGTAGCTTTCTCAGTACCAAAGCGGACTTCAAGACCATCATCGTTGACCCAGATTTCTGTAGCAGCCATGTTATGTACCTCCCTTAACTAACTTGATCGGTGTCAGAGAGAACACACACGAGGTTCTCCGGACGGAACAACTTCACACCGTAACGTGCAGAGATAACAAACTCATCACGCTGGTGATCTTTGTTGCGCTCGGACTCAACCTGTGGCAGCTGTCGCCAAGCACCAATGAAGGGCAAGACGTCAGACTCAGCAGAGAAGAACATGTTGGCTTTACCAGCCGCAGTTGTCACGCCGCCAATAGTCTCATTAGCGTCGGCAAGATTATTCGATACATAGACATCGAAACCATACACATTCTTAACGAACCGCATACCCGTTGCGATACCCTCAGCAATCACACCTTCCCAATGAGGATTGTTCGAGATATTGGCTAGGTTACTGATAGTATTCAGAGCATACTCAACGGAAGGATCAACAATAGCCACGAGGCTAGTGTCAGGAACATTAGCTTTCTTGAGCGCGTAACGGGCGCGAGCAAAATCCTCGACTTCCATTACCTCATTAGTGCCACCCGCACAATAACGGTGGTTAGCACCATTGATCGTGTTCAAATCAGCAGAAGTCTGTTCACTCTCTAGACCGAGCACGTCAGATTCAACCTGTTCCATGATCGCCCGTTCCTGCTTCGGAACAAACGAAGAAACCAGCTGATTCATGTAAAACGAATCCTGCTTGGCCTTATCGGTGATGTAGATACCAGATGCCTTGTACTTGTTAATTGTCAGCTGGAATTCACCAGTATCCAGCGGAGCGTACGTGATGGCATCATCTTCGATATAGTCTTCAACCTGAGCCTGACCAACCGAAGGGATCGTGAACGTAGTCCCATCAGGAAATTCAGAGAGCCAATTGACGTACCCCGCTGCCATAAGCTGATCTTCTAAGACCATTTTCAGCTGGGACGACCAAACCTCCGTCCTGATCAGGAGTTCACTATTGCTACTGTTCATTGCCATTTTACAATGGACTCCTTGTTAGAGTTAAGCGTAGAACTTCTCCTCTCCCATTTCCGTGCGATCTTTCATCAATCGCTGTTGAATATCCGGTTTGAAGAACCCCCTTGGATTTTCTTTTCGTAATTCTTCGTACCATTTGAAGGTGCCTTCATTGGGACTCGTAGACATGGGATTGGCGTTTAGGGCCTCAGTATTTACACTACCTTGTCCTATACCTCCTTGACTTTCTGGTGACCGGTCTAGGCCAACCGTAGCGAGAAAGAGTTTCGGACTAGCGGCTGCAATACTCTGGAGGAAAGTCACGCCTACACCTAACTCTCCAGCCTTTGTCTGTAGCCATTCGGCCCTTTTGTCACCGAACCTGCCTTCCAAAGCTCTGTCAGCTTCTAAGACATTGTTCTGTTCAGCTTCAGCAGTCCTCGTTGTCACGATGGTCTGCTTTACCAACTCTGTGATATCTTTTTCAGACATCTGCGGTGAAGGAGTGGTTACGCCCTCGTCTTGCTGAGTTGATCTTTGTTCTTGTTCTTGTAACAGTTTGTCGACTGTTTCTTCTGCAGTTACTCTGCGGTCCAGTTCGGTCCGCAAGCCTTTATTCTCGGATTGAAGTTGTTCTACGAATTGGTCGCTTTCGTATTTACCTTTAGCTAGAGCTTCATCATTAACGAACTTCTTTCCGTCGCCTACCAACAGATCCCTAAAGCTGGGATTGGTGGGCTCTTGAGCGGGGGTCTCTTCGCT